CCCCCACCCCGCGCAGGCCCGGCCCCGGCGGGATGCCCAGGAAGTTGCAAAGCTGCACCCGCCAGCGCGTGTACAGGGTGAAACGGTCCGTGACTTCGGTGCGGTTGCGCGTCCATACCGCCGCGCGGTCGGTATCAAGGTTGGCGGTGGCCGCCATGATCGCGCCCTCCAGCAACTGGCACTGCATGATGAACGCCCGCGCCTGTGCGCATTCCGCCGGGGCAAGGTTGCGCAGCCGCCATTCGTTAAAGCCGTAGACGCGGAAAAACCGCCATGACTGCATGCCGCTGTCCTGGCTGCCCATGGCGGGATAGCCCATGTAACGCCGCGCCTGCGCCAGTTCGCTGTCCACCAGCGGCGTATCCGCAACCGTTGCGGCGGTGGGCGGCGTGGGCATCGTATCCCCGGTATCGGTGGCGGACCCGCTGGCCGCCGTGGTGGTATCCGTGTCGGTCATGCCTGTTGCCTCCGCGGTTGCGCCTGTCACTGATGGATGAAAGTTTCTGGGCGCCGCCTGTTTTCAAGAAGCCGGCGTTTTTCAAAGCTTTTTGAAAAAAGCTTCACCAAGAACGTCCTTATGCCCTGTACGATGATGCGGGTGACGGCACGATCCCGCCACCCGCAATGGGGATTACGCCCCGGCGCCCAGGCTTTCGATCACCACCCCGCGCTTGAGGTAGCTGTTGGTGGCCGTCGGAATGACCGATGTATCGGCGGTCAGGTCGGTCGGCAGCGCGAAGCCGCCGATCCACGACCACGACTGCGCGATGATCTGCGCCAGACGGTCCAGTGCGGGGCGGGTGATCATGCACACGCCGTCCACATCCGTCAGTTCGCCGCCATCCAGCAGGGGCGCGTAATGGGTGCCGATATTGGCGTAATCGCCTTCGATCAGCGCGCCCTGACCGCAGATGATGGCGCGGTGGATGTCGCCCGCCCCACGGGATGCCTGCTGCGGGGCCTCGGTCGTGGGGATGAAGCGCACGCCCAGCAGGTCGAATATCTGGCCGTTCTGGTACGTATCGGACCCGTACTGCCCGCGATACAGCAGCTTGAAATCCTCGTCACGGAACAGGCCCAGAAGCTGCGCATTGTCCAGGTAGCAGTGGTACACCCCGCCATCGGGCGTGGGCACGTTGTTGTCGCGCAGGGTGGCCAGCGCGCCAAGGATGGACTGGACACTCAGCAGGTCGCCCGCCGCCAGCGCCGCCGTGGTGGCGCGCGCGTTGGGCCGCAGCACCAGCGGGGCGGTGGCGGCAATGACCGCGTTGCCCGCCGTGGCGTCGGTTACCTTGACGGATGCCGAGAATGTCAGCGTGCCCGAAACCCCGTCGGGTGCCGTGGAGGTATTGGTGGCGTCCGCTGTCGTGCCCACCAGCGTGTACGACCCGGCCCCGATGGTGACGGTCATGCCCGCCGACGCGCCAACGGACACCACCTGCCCCTCATCCGACAGGATGGTCTGGAACCCGCGGATGTCATCCACCGCCACCGTGCTGCCAGCGGCCCCCAGCGTGGTGGTGACGCGGGTATTGCCGCCAAGGTAGCCGCCCACCCCGTTCTGCGCCCCGCCAAACAGGGCATTGCGCGCCAGGCGGTCCAGCGTCTGGCGTGCGTTGATGCCAAGGCGCGATGCGTTGGCCAGGAACTGGTTGGCGATGCCGACGCCTTCGGTCACCTGGTTGAGGTCCATGGTGTTGCCGTACTGGTTGATGGTAAGGGTGTACTGTTCGACCGACCATTCGGCGGGCGTCATGCCGTTGTCAAAGCTGGTGTTGGCGGTGGGGTTGAGCGGGGTCGTGGCTGGCGGCAGCAGGCCCGCGCGGGTGTCGGTAATGGTCTGGCCGATGCGGGCGGGGAATTCCATCTGGTCGGCAATCGAGCGGAAGCCCAGCCGCGACTGCAGCGCGTCCTGGAACGCGCGCGACAGGAACCCCTGCTGGATGACCGGCTGCAGGGCGGCGGGGAAATTGGCGATGGCCATGGATTTTATTTCCTTGAAAAAACGAAAAAAGCCGCCATGCAGGGATGCACTGGCGGCGGCAGGGGCGGCCATGGCGGGCTGCACCATGGATGGGCCGGGTGGATGGATCAGGGGTACTGTGCGTCTGGCCGCCCGCAGGCCCCTTGCCGGTTCCGCGCGGCATGTGGGCGCGGAACGGGCAAGGGGTGGCCTATGGGGCGCAAGGACCCCACGGGTATCTTTCATGTCGTGGGCGGGTTTGGGGTCCCGAAATCATGAGAGAGTTCTTGAAAAGTCAGGTCAGGACATTTCCAGTAATCAGGGGAAGGTTCCCGGTGAAGCGTTCTGAAAAAATCTTCACCAGAAACTTTTTTACAGCCTGCATCAGGCCGGGCGGAAGATTACATAGACCTTCTTTACCGTCTCCCGGTTGTCCCATGCGCATGCGGCGCCCCGTTCGACAAGGAAGATATCGCCTTTTCTGAATGTCTTTTCCCGTCCCGCGCCATCCACCAGCGTCACGCTGCCTTCGATCAGGTACATCAGTTCGGCATGATCATACCGCACGGCGCGGCGGGCATAGGGGGTGGCGGACCATGTGCCGCAGCGCAGTTCGCCATTGGCGGATTTGTAATCGTTGAAGCCGTGGCAGGTGGGCGCGGGGCCAACCAGCACCGTGGCTGAAGGCGATGCCGATGGCGCCATGACCGGGTTGGGATCGATCACCACCGGCGTCTGCGCCCCCGGCGTGCTGGTGTCGCAGCGCATGGCGATGGCCCGCGTGCCCGGTGCGGCGGCCCAGCTGAAGGCGCTGCCCCTTGGCATGACGATGCACCCGTCGGGACCAAGGACGTTTGCGCCGATATTCAGCTCGCCCGTCAGCACGATCACGAATTCATCCGCCGGCATGGCCGCAACCAGTCCCGCGCCCTGCGGCGCGCAGGCCATGACCGACAGCCCGTCCCCCTGCCCCGCAAGCGTCGAGCGGGCCAGCAGGAAATCACCGGGTGCAGGCATGGCGGTATCGGCAAAGGCGCGCAGGTCAATAAAGCTGCGCATGGTTACGTCGGTCGGGGTCATTCAGTACGGTCCTTGGGGTGTGTTCACCCTGTTGCAGGCAGTATGGGGCCACCCGTTTGCGCCGGGTGGATTTCAGACCGCACCCGTAACATGCGGCCGCCCATGCGTCACCCATGGCAGCGCCTTGCCCTGTCGTGTCCATTATGCGGAAAGTACGGTCTGCCGGGCGTATCCGCGCCTGTTGAAATCAGGCCCCTGACCATCGCGACCACGCTTTCAGGTCGCCACCGGCCAGCGTAGGCCCGCTGCGTTGGCTGCCGCTTTTACATCACGCGCGCCTGCCGTGCGGGCGTCGAACGGGGTGGGATCGCCCGCGCGGGGTGCGGGGCCGGACGCGGTGGTGCCGCGGGCGGCCCCCGATGCGGGCTGTGGCGTGGTGAACAGGTAGGCACGATTGTCACGCGCGGCCTGCATGATCGTGTCCAGCCCCTGCGGCGTGCCGTCTTCGGCCAGTGTGACAGTGGACAGGTCCACCAGACGCACCACATCCGCCGGTTCCACCGCCCCCATACGGGCGGCCATGGCGCGGGCTTCGGCGCGGATCACGGCGCGGCTGGCGCGGGTGCGGGCGGTCGCGGCCTGTTCGGTGGCGCGGGTCAGGTCGGCTTCCAGCGTGGCGCGGGCCTGCACCGCTTCGTCCCGTTCGGCGCGCAGGGCGGCCAGTTCGCGGCGCATCGTGTCCATGTCAGGGGTTTCGGGAACGCTTGATCGGGTCATGTCATGCCTCCGTTCAGGAATGAAAAATCAGTTCGCATTCTCGGTGCCGATCCGCGCCCACTCGCCATGGGGGCTGGGCGTGCCCGCCCGCGCGGCCAGGATCACGCACGCCGTCTGTCGCGACAGGAAACCGCCCCGCACCGCCGTATCCAGCCCCTGCGCCAGTTGCGCCAGGTCGGCCTCGGTCCCCGGAAAATAGGGCGGCCACTGCAATGCCAGGCCATCGGCGTCCAGCCCCGCGTAATCGCGCCCGCCAATACGCAGGCCACCGGCAATGGCATGGGAAAACGCGCACACCATGCGATACAGCGCCAGCAGCCCGTATTCGCCGTATGACAGGCGCATCCGGTCCGCCAGCCACAGCAGGGGCTGGTACAGCATTTCCATCGCGCGGCCCGATGTGGGGGCGCTCAGCCGGTCGGCCTGCGCGCGGTTGCCGTGGATCTGTTCCATCACGCTGGCGCGCAGTTCACGGTAATGGTCGCGCATCGCCCCCGCCGCATCACCGTTGATTTCCAGCAGCTTGGCATCCCCGTCCAGCGGCAGCGTCAGCGCGGATGCCGCGCCCCCGGATGACGCGGGCGTGCCATCGGCATACGGGTCCGGCCCGGCGCGGATCACCAGCCTTGGATCGGCGCTGTATTTCAGCCCGCGCCCGGATTGCGACAGCAGGTAATCGCATTCGATCACCGTATCGATGGCGGCTTCGAACGTGCATGGCCCATCCACCACGCCGGGGGCGGCCAGGTTGGCCATCCATACCCATGGCACGAAGCCCAGCCCGTGGTGCGTGCTGCGCGTGGGGTCCATCCGCGTGGGCAGGCCCGCATCGACCTGCTGCGGCACGAAAACATGGCAGTCCGCGCGGTCCCATACGCGCCGCCACCAGAATACGGTCGTCGCGTCATCAGGCCCGACCGGCCACCCCTGCCCCGCCAGTGTCGCCCCCGTGACCTTGTAGCACTCGGTCATGGTGGACAGCTCACCCGCGCCATCCCATTGCGGGGTCAGGTACAGCGTGTCATGCACTGCAAGACGCAGTTGGCGGTCCACTGCTTCCACCAGCACGGCGACCGAGCCGACCGACCCGCGGGTGGCCGCATCCATCATCAGCGCGGGCAGCGCCGTGCTGGCCGCCACCTGCGCCAGTATGCCCGGCAATGCGGGGTCGGTGGCTGCCGTGGTGGGCCAGTGCGAGGCGCCGAACAGCAGCGACACCGCATCATCCACCACCGCGCGGCACATATTGGTGCGCACCGAAGGCCGGCGCTGCGACAGGGGAATGTATTCCCCCGCCCCGTTATATTCGGTGCCGAAGGGGTTGGGGATGGCGTCGTACTGCGCGCCCGCCAGCACGCGGGCCAGGGCTGCAAGCCGCCCCGCGCGGGCGGGCAGGTCCGGGTCGCGGGGGTAGGTTTTCCTCAGTTCCTGCCAGTCCATGCTGTCTCTCCGGTATGGTGGGCGATGGGGGTGGATTTGGTGGTGATGCGGCGGCAAAACCGCGATAGACAGGCCGCTGTGGGGCGCATGGTCGTGTGGAGGAGAAAAGAATAAAATGGATATCAGTCACCTGTTGCTGGCCCCAGTGCGCCTGGCGGTGGAAATCGGCGCTGTGGGCGTTGCGGTTGTGGTGGTGGCGGGC